TTTTCATTTTGATTTCCTTAAAAATACCCACTTACGTTTTGTTGTGGGCTGACGTTAGTATAACGCAAATCAACGGAATGTTTAAATTATTTTCACAAAGTGTTGAAATATTGCAAATTGTTGTTATGATGCAACCATGAACACACTAACCGATAAAGAACTAATCGCCTTGCTTGGTGGGCCAACAGTCCTATCTAAGAAGCTAGGTTTCTCCTCTGCACAGAGAGTACATAACTGGGTATATAGGGGGATACCCGCATCAATCAAATTAGCTTACCCAAAACTTTTCTTAAACAAAAGGATTAAGAAATGAGTAAATTGTGCGCTGATTGCAATCAAGAAATTGTTGGCAGGGAAAGAAGTGCTAAATTTTGTTGGTCATGTTGTGATTTAAGGCCAATAAAAAATGGACAAGTACAAGCTGCCAAGGAAGTTGCTAAGGCTGTAAGAAATGGTATTCTTGCACCTGTAGCCACACTAACTTGTGTAGATTGTGGGAAACCTGCTCAATGCTATGAACACAGAGACTACAACAAACCATTAGAAGTTGAGCCTACTTGCAAAGGTTGCAATATCCGCAGAGGCCCAGCTATTCCATTAAAGAAAGAAGAAGTTACAGAATGACACAAGAAGCAGTTATCAGAGCATTACAAAACGGCCCACTAACATCCTACCAACTAGAGGATTTAACAGGCATACCAAGACTATCCATTGCTGCTTGTTGCACCAAGATGAGTTACAAGAAGAAATTAAAAATTGGAAAAATTAAGATGGGTAGGTCTTGGGTATCTCAGTACACCCTAGAGCCACACATGATTGAGGCTCAAAAGGCTGCCAATGATGAGCCTTACGACAAGCTAAATCCTTTCGACATTCGCAATGCCAAGGGTATCTTTAGCAAGGCTGAATATGCGGTAATGAACGCACAAGCTACACGATTGTTTGGTAAATCGTTTTCACAAGATATTACAAACAACCAGTTTATTTGATACAATGTTTTGAAACAACGGCTAGGTTGGGGGTAGCTACCCAACCGAAAAGTGAACCTCCCACCTGCCGACTGTTTCTTTCTGGAGGGTTTGCGAGGATGCTTTATGCACTACTATCAACATCATATTGGTGATTTCATCAAGGACACTTCATTTTTAACCAATGAGGAAATTGGGATTTATCTCAAGCTAATTTGGCTTTACTACGATACAGAAAAGCCATTGCCAAACAATTTATTTGAACTTGGAATGAAGACAGGGACTAGGGACAATCAAGAAGTTCTTGAGGGTCTTTTAGAGATGTTCTTTATTCTAGATGAGCAGAATAAATGTTGGAATCACACTAGATGCGACAAAGAACTTGAACATTACAAACAGCAATTAACTATTGCTTCTAAGGCTGGAAAAGCATCAGCACTTAAACGAGCGATGAACAAGAATCCAACGAGCGTTGAACAGACGTTAAACGAGCGTTCAACAGAGGTTCAACCAACCAATAACCAACAACCATTAACCAAGAACCAAGAGAAGAAGACACTCGGCAAACGCCTCGCTTCTGATTTTAGTTTTCCAAAAGAATGGGAAGAATTCTGTCAAACAGAACGCCCAGAACTTAGCCCTGTTAAAACCTTTGACCAGTTTAAGGATTATTGGATAGCCCAAGCAGGTCAGAAGGGTGTGAAGTTGGATTGGTTTGCTACTTGGCGTAATTGGGTCAGAAGCACTAACGCACCAAAAGTTAATCCTGCTGACAGAGTGAGGCTCACAGTTGCGCCATCAAATGAGCCTGACCCTACCTTGCTGAAAATAGAAGAAGATAGAAAAAAAGCAGTTCCTATTCCGTTAGAAGTCTTGGCAAAGATGGCTGAGTTACGGAGAAAAGCATGAACTTTGAATGGCCTACAAATGACTCCAGCAGAATTAGAACACTTCAAGGACTGCGAAGCGAGAGAGTGGATACGGAGATTCAACAAAAAGAAATCGACGATTGGCTCAAGCAAAGCGTTGCTCTGGTGGCAGGGTGTGTGCGTGGACTTGGAACGAATCAGAGGAAAGTCAGATACTTTGCTTTTGAGGGACAGAATGACGAGGTTACGAAATGAGGAGAGCAGCAAGAGTTGATGCAACCCAAGAGGCTATCGTAAGCGCATTACGAGCAGCAGGCGCATATGTATGGGTCATTGGTCTGCCAGTTGACCTTTTGGTTGGCTACAAAAACCACACGTTCTTGGTTGAGTGCAAATCAGGGCCTAGAAAGCGTTTAACGAAGCTACAAGCCGACTTTTTCGAGAATTGGTCAGGTAGTACCTTGGCAAGAATAGATTGCCCAGAGGCGGCTCTACGGATGATAGGAGTAGTTAAGTGAGTAATCCATACGACATTCTAGAACCAACAGTAATTAGTTTTTCTGGTGGAAGAACAAGTGCATATATGTTGCATAAAGTATTACAAGTTGGGGGGGGGCAACTGCCAAGCCAAGCAATAGTTTGTTTTGCGAATACAGGAAAAGAAGATGAGGCAACATTGGAATTTGTTTATCAATGCGAACAAAACTGGAATATTCCGATTGTGTGGTTGGAGTATTGCAATGAAGAACCAAAATTTAAGATTGTTGACTTTAAAACTGCCAGTAGAAATGGTGAGCCATTTGCCGCAATGATTGAAAAGAAGAAGTTTTTGCCAAACTCAGTTATGCGCTTTTGCACAACAGAATTAAAAATTGAGCCAATTAACAAATATATGAAATCTATTGGGATTGAAGAATTTGAAACTTTTGCGGGAATTCGTGCTGATGAACCAAAGCGTGTAGCAAAACTTAGGAATACGCTTCATGCGCCATTAGCAAGTTCTGGGGTTACTCAAGCAGATGTTCAAGCATTTTGGAAACAAAACAGTTTTGACCTTGCTTTGGAATTTAGAGACAAAGTAACACCATTGGGAAATTGTGACCTTTGTTTTATGAAAGGTAGCTACCAACTGGCGAGCATTGTTCAACAAAACCCATCCAGAGCAATTTGGTGGGCAGCGCAAGAAAAAAAAATTAAAGGTAGATTTTCTAAAGACAAGCCAACTTACCAACAAATGATTGACTTTAGTAAAAGCCAAATTGATATGTTTGATAAAAATGAAGAAGCAATTGCTTGTTTCTGTGGAGATTAAATGAAAGCACCCTACAAAGCCATAGAGTTCATCATAGAAAACTCAGCAAAATTTGCCGAGGCTAAAGCACAAAGAATTTACCTTGAGGAGTTCCGCAAAACAAAAAAAGCATTGCTGATGAAGGATGCGTTAGCCAAAGGGTTTGATTCTGCTGTATCGCAGGAGAGAGAAGCCTATGCCCACATTGAGTATGCTGATTTGCTTAGGGGGCTAATGGTGGCCATAGAGAGGGAGGAAACCCTCAAGTTCATGCTGGTTGCTGCCCAAATGAAAGCCGACATATGGCGGTCTGAGCAAGCAAGTGAGAGACTTGGCGTAAAAACTACAGAGTAGGGAAAATACTTAGATATATTTTTCAACAAAGCGTTGAGAAAACTATACACTAACGTCAGCCCAAGCAATTCGCAAGGGTACTTTTAAGGATACAAAATGAAATACGAATTTGATACAACAACTGGTGAAGGCTCTGTAATCGTTACTGTCGTGATGAGTTGTGAGCGTGACGAAGAAGGAACTTACAACGAGAACATTGATGAAGTCTGGTTTGAGGGACGCAATGTCATGGGCATCTTTACTGACCAGCAATTCAAAGAGTTAGAGATTGAGGGCTGTATGCGTCTTTCTAAGCACATTTTAGAGCAAGCAGACGAAGCCAAGATAGCAGCTTACGAAGGTTGATATGACACAAGATGAAATCATTGGCATGGCACGAGAGGCTCGTTTAGATGTTTATGGAATTGGAAGTAGCCATGATACATTTATGTTGATACTTGAAAACTTTGCTAATTTGGTTGCTAGACAAGAGCGTAAGCGTATTGCTCAAAAGATAGAGCAATTACCTTTTGGTGATACTGCTGCCAGTTTTGGTGTTTATGTAAGAGAAGCATGAACAACAGACCCAATAACAGGGAACGACTCCACTTGGCAAAGATTAAAGAAATGCCTTGTGGGGTCTGCAATGCTTCTGGGCCAAGCGATGCACACCATATTGTTCAGCATAACCAATACTTATGTATTCCTTTATGCAAAGACTGCCATACAAATAATTTCTTGGGTTTGCATGGGCAAAAACGCAATTGGGCTATTTTTAAGCAAGATGAAATGTCTGTGCTAAACGAAACGCTTGCAAAACTTTTTAATTAGCGCACAATGGACGCACTCAGTTGCCATTGAGACTTTAGAGAGATTTGCTTCTCTCTTTTTTTTGTGAGAAAATAGCACAAACTTCACAGGGATAGCTATGAGTGGCTTACTAGAACCTTCAGTAAAAATTGAGATTGAGATACAAAGCCAAGAGAAAAAAGGCGATGCGTGTCCTGTAGCCACAGGTGATGTAGAAGTCAATCTTGAGTGTCGCCAGAAAGCCATCGACAAGGCTAACTATGGCCCAATGAATCCCAATGAGCCAAGCATGGAATACTGGCGTGACATCTCTAAGGCTTGGAGAATCTCACCTGCACAAGCTAAAAAGTCTCGTTGCGGTAACTGCTCTGCTTTTATTCAAACCCCTAAGATGCTTGCTTGCATTGAATCAGGTTTAGAGATGAATGGCACAGAGATGGATGCTTGGGAAGTCATTGACGCTGGTGACTTAGGCTATTGCGAAGTATTTGACTTTAAGTGTGCTTCTAAGCGAACTTGTGAAGCATGGATTAGTGGTGGGCCAATAACCGAGGAGAAAGACAATGGGAACAACGAATCAACAGGCTCTGGAGATGATGCAGAAACTTATGCAGAAGAAGACTAAGCCAATGCCCGAGCGTGGTGAGCGTACTGCAAAGAACAAAGCAAAGAAGCCAAAAAAATGAAAATGACAAAAGCTGGTCAAAAAAAGGTTGGCAAAGTAATGGGTGAGTACAAAGAAGGTACTCTGCACTCAGGTAAAGGCGGTAAAGTGGTTTCCAACCCTAAGCAAGCAGTTGCCATTGCCCTTAGTTCTGCTAAAAAAGTAATGAAGAAAAAAGGCAAGTGATATACTAACTCTACTCGTTGTGAGTAGATACTAACTTGACCAACCCTAGAGGAGTCAAACAAAATGATTGAAAAACAATCAAACATTTCATATCGTGGTGGCGCACGAGAAGGCGCAGGAAGACCGAAGGGGAGTCTTGACAAGGGCAATGCTGTTCTTAGAGAGATGATACTGGAGGCACTAGAGGGCGCAGGTGGCGTTGCTTATCTTGTAGAGAAGGCAGAGAGTCACCCACAGGCTTTCATGGGACTAATCGGTAGGGTCTTACCACTCCAAGTAACTGGAGAAGAAGGTAAAGACATTCAGATAAGCGTCCAATGGCAGAAGTAATTGAGATAGCCTACAAACCCAGAGAACAACAACTTGCTATCCATGACTTAATGGACAGTAAGCGTTTTGGCGTTGTTGTTGCTCATAGGCGCATGGGTAAGACAGTCTCTGCGATTAACCACTTAATCAAAGATGCTCTGCTCAACCAAAAGGAAGCCCCTAGATACGCCTACATAGCCCCTACCTACGGACAAGCTAAGAGGGTGGCATGGGACTACCTTGTGAAGTATGCAGAGCCTCTGGGTGGCACTAGCAATATCTCAGAACTTAGGGTGGACTTCTGGGGTAGGCGCATCCAGTTGTTTGGCTCAGACAATCCAGAAACACTCCGAGGACAATATTTCGATGGAGTAATCCTAGACGAGATTGGTGACCAGAATCCTAAGATATGGACAGATATTGTTAGACCTGCACTAGCTGACCGCAAAGGATGGTGTTTGTTTATTGGTACACCAAAAGGCCATAACCACTTTAAAGAACTGCGAGACAGGGCTGAAAAAGAAGAAGGATGGGGATTACTAGAGTTCAAAGCCTCTGAGACAGGGGTGGTGGATGACACAGAACTGAAGGCTG